GCTGTACTGTAGATAATTTCGTGCAGTTGGCGAAGGGCGTCCGATTCCTCGCTTGTTCGGAATCGTTGCAGGAATGACAGAAATATGGGAACCCCCACCCTGGCCCTCCCCCTTCGTAAAGGGGGGAGGGGAATTATAGTGTGAAAGAAGATTAGCGGTACACCCTCACCCTGGCCCTGTTTTGGTTTTAGATACTTTCGAGCGGTACTGTAGATAATTTCGTGCAGTCGGCGTAGGGCGTCCGATTCCTCGCTCGCTCAGAATCGTTGCAGGAATGACAGAAATAAGGTGACCCCTCACCTCGGTCCTCCCCCTTATTCAAGGAGAGGGGAATGAAAGGTAAGGATAGATTTCTCACATTCGTTCGAAATGACAGAAAAAGATTAGATCCTGAAACAAGTTCAGGATGACTGATTAAAGAAAAGGTTGGAGTGTGAAGGATGATGGATGGGGTGAAGAAGTGGGAGAGGGGGGAAGGGGAGACGGCGAAGGCGTACGAGGCGTTCAGCGCTTACAGGGACCTCGGGGCCGGGCGGAGTTTGGCGAAGGCCGCCGGGAAGGTCGGGAAGTCGGAGCGGCTGATGAAGAAGTGGTCCGCGCGGCACGACTGGGGCGCGCGTGCGCGGGCATATGACGAATATCTGGAAGGGCGGTCGCGCGGGGCGTACGAGAGCAAGCTACTTGAAGTGAATACCGCTCATCTTGATATGGTGAGGAGCGCGAGGGAGGCTGTGATGGCGCCGCTTTCGTCGCTCCTCGCGAGGATAGAGAAGCTGAAGGGCGAGGGGGCCGGGACGCTCGCGGGTGCGGACGACATACCGCTCGACAAGATGATGACGATCGCGCGGCCGTACATAAAGCTGGCGATAGACGTGATAAGGATCGAGCGCCTGCTGTACGGACTTCCGACGCAGACTGTTAAAACCGAGGGGAATATAGGGCACAGCGTGAGCCACGACATAAGGATCGTGAGCGAGTACATAGAATCGCTGCCGGACGAGGAGCTTTTGAGAATTGTCAGGAATACGAAAAGAAGAACTGGAAAGAACGGAAGCGCTGGGGCTCTACCTGGCGGAGAGTGCGAGGGATAACCTGCTCACGTACACGGAGCTGACGTTTCCGAAGTACAGGGCCGGCTGGCACCACAGGGTGATAATCGAGCACCTGGAGGCTGTGGCCGAGGGGCGCGTGAAGCGGCTGATGATACTGGTGCCGCCGAGGTACGGGAAATCGGAGCTGGCGTCGATAAGGTTTCCGGCGTGGTACCTCGGCAAGAACCCGGAGAAGAAGATAATACTCGCGTCGTACAACGACAGGTTCGCGCTTCATTTCGGGAAGCACGCGCGGAACCTTTGCCAGTCCGAGATGCACGGGTGTGTGTTCGGGACGAGGGTCCGCCGGGATTCGTCGTCGGGGTCGCTCTGGGAGCTGGAAGACGGCGGGAAGTTCGTCGCCGTCGGACGGGGCGGCTCAGTCACCGGACACGGCGCGCATCTCCTCCTACTCGACGACCTCATAAAGAACGTGCAGGAGGCGTATTCCGAGAATGTGCGCGATACGATCTGGGACTGGTACAAGACGACCCTTTACACGAGGACGGAGGACGGCGCGGGGATAGTCGTCGTGAATACGAGGTGGCACACGGACGACCTCGTGGGCAGGCTGCTCCGGGACGAGGGCGAGAAGTGGACTGTGCTCAAGCTGCCGGCGGTCGCGGACATGGATTATGTGTTCGGGGAACACGTATACCGCGATGGTGAGACGCTCTGGCCGGAGAAGTTTCCCCTGGAAGCTGTGAACGAGACGCGGGCCGTGCTCGGGAGTCATTTCAATTCGATCTACCAGCAGGAGCCCGAGGAGAGGGCGGGGAATATTTTCAGGCGGGGCGAGTGGCGGAGGTTTACCGCGTTGCCGGCCGGGAGGAAGTGGGCCGTGCAGTCGTGGGACACGGGATTCAAGACCGGCGAGGAGAACAGCTACTCGGCGTGCACGACGTGGATAGAGACGGAGAGCGGGTATTACCTCGTCCACGCGTGGTGGGGGAGGGTGACGTTCCCGGAGCTGAAGAGATGTGCCGTCGAGCTTTACGAAAGGTTCCGGCCGGACGAGGTGCTCGTCGAGGACAAGGCTTCGGGGCAGAGTCTCATGCAGGAGCTGGCCGAGACGACTAAGATGCCGGTTAAAGGTGTGAAACCCGTTGGGGATAAGGTCGCGAGGGCGCACGCTGTGACTCCCGTGTTCGAGTCGGGGAACGTTTACATCCACGATAATGCGGACTGGACGGACGAGGTGATCGCGTGTGCTGCCAGTTTCCCGCGTACGAAGAATACGGACGTCGTCGACAGCATAACGCAGGCGATAGAGCATATGAGGCATGGCAGGCGGTTTGCGTATTCGTACCACGGGGGCGGCTACGCGAGGGCGAAGGGAAGAAAGACGATATTCGAAATGGAGAGGGAAAAGGGAAATGGCTGAGGACAGGCTGACGCAGGCGGTTTTGAGAAAGAGGCCGGAGTACAGGAAGGCCGAGAGGGGGTACGGGTTCTTCGAGGATAGCTACAAGGGCGGCGCGGATTACGTGGAGTCGGATAACTTGTATATGCATACCTTTGAAGACGGCGAGGGGTTCAGGGAGAGGAAGGAGCGGTCGTACTATTATAATTACTGCGCGCCGATCGTGAACGCGTACAACTCGTTCATTTACAGGCAGAAGATCGTGAGGGATTTCGGGAAGCTCGCGGACAGCGGGCTCTTCGGGCTTTTTCTCGGGAACTGCGACAGGCAGGGGAATTCGTACGAGGATTTTATAAGGGGGGCGTCGAAGTGGTCGTCCGTCACCGGCATACATTTCATCCTCGTGGACAAGCCGGCCGAGACGGCGGCGACTATGAAGGAGGAGATGGAGAGGGGGATTTACCCGTACTTCGTGCGCGTGCCTCCGTTAAACGTCTGGGACTGGGGCCTGGACAGGTGGGGGAATCTCCTCTGGGCGAAGATACTCGAAACGAACGCGGACGAAGGGGAGTTCGGGAAGGACTCCGCCGGCGTGATGAGGTTCAGGGTGTGGTACAGGGACAGGTGGGAACTGTATGAAGTGGAGCAGACAGGCAGCGGAAGGAAGGCGCGGAAATCTGACGAGGGGGAGCATCCCGTGGGGGAGGTGCCGCTCGTGCCTGTGTGTCATTTTGCCGAGGAGCCAATGACGGGGTTTTCGCTGCTGAACGACATTGCGTACGTGAACAGGGCTTTGTATAACTGGTGCTCGCTCCTCGATGAAATACTCTACAGGCAGACGTTTTCACAGCTCGTGATGCCGGAGGACCCGAAGAGTCCTATAAACGACAAGGCGCTCGGGACGGCGAGGGGGCTCGGGTTTCCGCCGGACGCGCGGCACGCGCCGCACTTCATAAGCCCTGACGCGTCGCAGGCGCGGGTCCTCATGGATCAGATCGAGCGCGGCATCGAGGAGATATACAGGCTGGCGACTCTCCGGGGGGCGATCGGTGTTACGGAGGAGTCGAGCGGGGTCGCGCGGTCGTACGATTTCATGATTACGAACAACACGCTTTCGAGTAAGGCCCTTAACATGGAGGAGGCGGAGATGAAGGCGCTCCGCTACTGGGCGAAGTGGCAGGGTGTCGCCGAGCCGGGGCACGTCGTCGAGTATCCGGGGGAGTTCGAAGTAAGCTCGCTCGGGGAGGAGATGGAGAATGTTTTGAAGGCGGCGGAGATCGGTATCTCGGAGAGGTTTCAGCAGGTGATGAAGGAGAGGATCGTGAAGAGGATGGCGCCGAGGTTGCCGAGGGAGGATATGGAGAGGATTTTGGGGGAGATACGGCAGGGGTGAATGTGGAAAAGAGGTTGATTGATCACCCTCACCCTTAATCCCTGTTTTGGTTTTGGATAGTTCGAGCGGTATTGGATGAACTCCCGTGTAGTTGGTCTGGGGCGTCCGAATGCTCGCTCGTTCGCATTCGTTCCCTCAAGAGAGAGGGAGAAAAAGGCAAAAGCAAAGGATATGAGGCTTCTGCTTTTGCTTGAGCAAAAGTAGCACACACGTAGTGTGCGTGTTTCGACGTAGCAGCGGAGGGGATTCATAGCGCCGAAGGTGCGTCAGGTTTCATTAGGGGATGAAAGGCAAGAAGAGAGATTTCTCGCGTTTGCTCGAAATGACAGAAAAAGATTAGATCCTGAAACGAGTTCCCCTCTTCGCTAAAGCTACGCCGGGCAGGCAGGATGACGGAAGTGTGATGTCGCGGCAGGGCCGTGACGTCGGATTCATGCACGCGTGGCGTGCTGGATTCCCGATACAAGCATTCGGGAATGACAGAATTAAAGGATTAAATCCCCCCGACCCCCCTTTTTCTAAGGGGGGTAAAAAATGGAAAGGCGAACGATTAAAGACGAGATCCTGAATCAAGTTCAGGATGACTTCAAAAATGATGATGAGTGTAAAGATTGCAGTACACCCTCACCCCTGCCCCTCTCCCTTAAAGGGAGAGGGGATTCAAAGAACGCGATAAGTTTTTGGCTGGGGGCGTCCGATTCCTCGCTTGCTCGAAATCGTTGTTCGAGATGACAATATAAAGCGAGATCCTGAAACGAGTTCAGGATGACTACAAAAAGGATGATGGATTAAAAGAGGGATTGCCGCGGGTGCTTCGCACCCTCGCAATGACAAAACAACTTGATGGATTGCTTGCGGAAGTGGATTCCCGATTAAGACACTCGGGAATGACAGAAATGAGGTGACCCCCACCCTGGCCCTCCCCCTATGAATAGGGGGAGGAGATTTAATAATGAAGGATTAGTGGTACCCCCTCACCCTTAATCCCTGTTTTGGTTTCGGTTCCTTTCTAGCGGTACTAGACAGGTTTCCGTGCCGTCAGTCAAAGGCGTCCAAATGCTCGCTTGTTCGCATTCGTTCCCCATTGGGGAGAGGGGGTAAATGTAAGAAGAGGGGATGTTAGAGGAGGAGAGATATGAAGGTGGAGCTTAGGAGGAGTTTGGACGGGTATTACGAGGAGCTGGAAGCTGTAACGCGGAAGTTCCGGATAGACCTGCACGCCGTGAAGACGGACAAGAGCTTGAGCGGGTTCGGGAAGGAGCGGCGCGCCGAGGAGCTCCGGAGGGGGCTTTCCGAGAAGCTCGCGGAGCTTCGCGGGAAGTTCGACGATGACGTTGCCGGGAGGGTTTCGGGGATCGGCGCCGCGTTGAGACCCCAGGATGCGGAAAGGGGGCGCGTGAGGGAGATTCGGAGGAGGATCGCCGAGGGGGAGAGGTTCGTCGGGCAGGAGAGCTTGTTTTACGCGCTGATGGGCTCCATCGACGAGCTGCGCGAGGACATCAACCGGAGCACGTTCGTCGGCGCGGCGTCGAGGCTGTCGGGCGACGACATGGCGCGGGTGTTCAGCGAGGCTGTGGAGCGTCGGGACGTGAAGCGACTCGAGTGGCTGAAGGAGGCTGCGGCGCTTTCGGGGCGTGACGCGGGGGCGTTCGCGAAGAGCGTCGACGCGCAGATAGAGAGGATCGAGGAGGCGCGGCTGACGCCGGAGCAGAAGAGGCTCAGGGAGACGGCCGGGGAGCTCGCGAAGCAGAAGGAGCTCTTCGAGTATAGCGTCGAGAGGGCGCTTGCGGCGGAGGGGGAGTTTGTGGATTTGAGGGGGGAGGAGTGAGGGAGAGATTTCCCTCTAGATGGAAGAGAAAGGTAAAGGCAAAGGATTAGATCCTGAAACAAGTTCAGGATGACGAAATTAAAAAACGGATTGCCACGGGTGCTTTGCACCCTCGCAATGACGAAGAATTCTTGATGGATTGCGTGCGGAAGTGGATTCCCGACCCGGCTACGCATGGCTTCGCCGCGGCAGGTACAAGCATTCGGGAATGACAGAAATGAGGTAACCCACACCTTGATCCTCCCCCTGATAGGGGGAGGATAATGCACATGATTATGGAGAGGAGTCGGGACGTGGCTGGGTATAACGACGGGATTGTGAATATACTTCATCTGCTGCCGGAGGAGGTGAGGGAGCGGGTGAACAGGGATCGCGTGGAGGGCGCTTTGGCCAGCTTGACGGAGCGTGAGAGGATGGCTGTTGAGATGAGGTTCGGGCTCTCGGGGAACGAGGCATCGACGTACGAGGACATGGGGGAGAGGCTCGGGATGACATCGATGGGAGCGATGAAACTTTTCAAAAGAAGCTGCAGAAAGGTTGTTGACAGGATGCGAAAGTTAGATTAGTTTATATAGCAATGGGCGAACAACGCCCTTCGCGATAAGCACAAAGGAAACCGAGACTGAGAACATCTTCTCGGTTTTTTTTGTGCCTGTCGGTTCCTTCCTGATTTATTTCTGAATGATTCCAAATGGTTATGAGTGTGGGAGAGGTGTGTTTTCTGGGTGGTTTAAGATATGGAAAGAAAGATTGCCGCGGGTGCTGTGCACCCTCGCAATGACTAATTAAAAGACTGGATTCCCGATACAGGCATTCGGGAATGACAAAAATAAAGAGTAAAAGGATTAAATCCCCCTCCCCTTTTTCCAAAGGGGGGATGAAAACGAAAGAAGGATTTCTCCCTGCGGTCGAAATGACAAGATTAAAGACGAGATCCTGAATTGAATTCAGGATGACTGCAAAAAACAAGGCTGACGGAAGTGTGGTGTCGCGGCGGGGCCGCGACGATGGATACATGCACGCGTAGCGTGCTGGATTCCCGACCCGGCTTCGCTACGGCAGGTACAAGCATTAGGGAATGACAGAAATAAGGTAACCCCCATCCTGACCTTCCCCCTTTGTAAAGGGGGAAGGAAAAAGACGAGATCCTGAATTAAATTCAGGATGACGGGTTGAGAGGTGGAGATGGCGAAGAAGGGTAAAGGTGACGAGTCTGGCGGAGTGAAAGAGGAAGGCGCGGCCGGGGATTCGAATGAGGGGAAGGTGTTTACGGAGGCTGAGCTGAACGCGGAGCTGGAGGCGCGGGTCGAAAGCGAGCGTGGGAGGATCATTGCGGACATCGAGGGCAGGCTGAGGGAGGCCGGCGTCGATGGTATCGATGGTGTGAGCGATCTGGTGAAGCGTCTCAGGGAGAAAGAAGAGGCAGCGGAGACTCTCGCCGATGAAAGAGCGCGCGTCGCCGAAGAAGCCGGGGAGCGCGAGCGGAGATTCGAGCATGAGCTCAGAAGGCATGAGGACGAGACGAGGGAGTGGCGCGTGAAATATGAATCGCTCCTCAAGCGTTCCGAGCTCACGCAGGCCGCGCTCAAGGCGGGCGCGGAGCCGTCGAACGTCGATATGATCGTGACGTTTACGGAGGGGAGCGTGAAGGCTGTCGAAGGCGGCGGGTTCCAGGTCGTCGGGAATGACGGGGCCACGATGCTCGACCCGGAGACGGGGAGCGGGATGACCGTCGAAAGATACATGCGCGGGTTTTTGTCGGAGAGGCCGGGGCTCGTGAGGCCGTCGCAGGCTAGGGGCGCCGGGACCGGGGCGCTGGGCGGCGCGCAGGGGAGGTATACGCTCGAAGAGATTCGGGAGATTGCGCGGACCGATCCGAAGAGGTATGCGGAGCTGAAGGGGGAAGGGGTTGTGCAGGAGGTTTATGAGAGGCATTTGAGGGAGGGGTAGGAAAGGATAACCCCCACCTTGGTCAATTTGAGTGCGCAACATCATAGCAGCAATAGATTGACTTCGATGCCGTCGCTCGGAGGCGTCCGAATGCTCACTTGTTCGCATTCGTTCCCCTGGGAGGGGGAGGAGATGAAAGACAAAGATTAAATCCCCCCTGACCCCTTTCCTAAGGGGGATGAAGAAAGAGGGATTAACTGAATAGATTCCCGCCCAAGGCAGGAATGACAGAATTGAGGTGATTCCTCGCTTGCTCGAAATCGTTGTTTGAGATGACAGATTGGAAAGAATAAATCCCCCTTATTCCCCCTTTTTCTAAGGGGGAGATTAAAGGCAAAAGCAAAGATAGATTTCTCCCTTTGGTCGAAATGACTAATAAAAGGAATGGATTCCCTATACACGCATTAGGGAATGACAGAAATGTGATGATTCCTCGCTCGCTCGAAATCGTTGGGAATGACAAAGACGAGATTCCGAATCAAGTTCAGAATGACTACAAGTATTAAATCCTCCTATAATCCCCCTTTTCCTAAGGGGAGAAGATTTCTGATGCATTGCTTGTGGTACCCCCCCCTCACCCTAACCCTCTCCCCCGTTGGGGAGAGGGGATAAATTTGGTAGGGATTGACGAGAAAATTGGGAAGTGTGGTGTGGAAAATAATAACCAGGCTGCGGGATACGCGGCCGGAACCGGGAGGTTTTTTGAATGGGTAATGTAACAACTACGACAGCGGCTGCTATCATCCCCGAGATATGGGAGGCGGAGGTGGAATTCGCCGCCCACAACAACAGGGGATTCAGCGGCAGGATTATGGAATTTCAGTTTGCGGGGCCGGGGGATGTTCTGCATATCCCCAAGATCGGCGCGATAAGCGCGGCCGCGTTTTCGGGCGTCGTATCCTACACCGCGAACACGGAGACTTCCGTGGACATAACGCCGGACGTGTCTTACGCCGCGGTGCAGATAGACAGGAAGGCGGACGTGAGGTCTGTGACGAGCCTCGGGAACGTGTACCAGGTGGAGCTGGGGCAGTCGCTCGCGCAGTATGAGGACGAGCAGATCGCCGGGCTTTACGCCGGGCTTTCGAGGAGCGTCGGCGGGGCCTCGGATTTCTCCGAGGCGAATTATCTCCTCGCTATCAGGAACCTGATTCAGCACGGGAAGAATAAGGTCGTGATGGGGCTGACGCCGATATGGGGTGTGTTTCACCCGGCGCAGTGGGACCACGTGCTCGCAGTGTCGAACATAAATTCGGCGCAGGTGAGGGGTGAGGTTAACGGGCCGGCAAAGACGGGATCGATCGACCTTGCGTACGGCGTGAACATCAGCTTCAGCTCGAGCGTGCAGGTATCGACGACGGCGAGGAACATGATTTATACGAGCAGGGCTTTTGCGATAGCGAGAAAGCAGACCCCGACTATAGACGTCGAGTTCGACGCGGACACCTTGTCCACAAAGATTGTGGCATCACAGGATTTCGGTGTGGCCGAAATGAACGACGACCTTGGGGTAGAGTACCAGACGAACGCGAGCTGAGCGGTCGGGGGATGAAACGGAAGGGCGCGGCTTCGAGAGGGGTCGTGCCCTTTTTTGGGAGAGAGAAGTAGCTGAAAGGTAAAGGGTGAAGGAAGGAAAAAGAATGGATTCCTGCCTGCGCAGGAATGACAAACTTAAAAATGAATAAATCCCCCCTAACCCCCCTTTTTCTAAGGGGGGTGAAAAGACAAAGGAGAGATTTCTCGCGTGCGGTCGAAATGACAAAAAGAGATTGCCACGGGTGCTTCGCACCCTCGCAATGACAAAAAATTCTTGATGGATTACTTAAGGAAGTGGATTCCCGATCCGGCTTCGCCAGCGGGCTTCGCCGCGACAGGTAAAGGCATTCGGGAATGACAAAAGACGAGATCCTGAATGTTTTGGTTTGTGTCGCTATGGAGCAGTACTAGATAAGCGTCGGTGCAGTCAGCCAAGGGCTCTCGATTCCTCACTCGTTCGAAGTCGTAGTTCAGGATGACTGAAATGTGGTGATTCCTCGCTCGCTTGGAATCGTTGGGAATGACAGCACTTGAGGTAACCCCCACCTTAGTCCTCCCCCCTTAATTAAGGGGGGAGGAGAGTTGTCAGTAAAAGATTAGAGGTACACCCTCACCCTTAATCCCTGTTTTGGTGTCGGCAACTTTCGAGCGGTGCTGGATGGACGCTCCTGCAATCAGCCAGAGGCGTTCGAATGCTCGCTTGTTCGCATTCGTTCCCACAAAGGGGAGAGGGTGAATCTGAGGTAACCCCCACCCTGACCCTCCCCCTACGTATAGGGGGAGGGGATTATGGAAGAGGATTGAGTGAAGGTCGGTGCGCGGAAATGACAAATATTGACGACAAATACTTGAGAGTATGTGGAGTGTAAGTATGGCTGAGATAAGGGATGTTGTGATCGGGGAGGAGGGGGATGTCGGAGGCTACGAAGGCGCGGGGCATCCGAGTCTTCCGGGTGAAAAATCTCCGGGATACGCGGTCGGGTATCCGACGTGCTCGGAGCCGTCGCGGACGAACAGGGGATGCGACGCGTGGGGGAAGTGCGTAACGAAGGGCGAGGGGCCGTATACCGTGATGTTCGTGAACCCGTCCGGGAGGAAGTCGGCGACGCACTGCAGGAACTGGATGTACAAGCTCCAGTATAAGCAGGGGCTCGGGTACAGGGCCGTGGACGATGAGTGGATGGAGTGTACGGAGAGCGTGGCGGTGGATCCGTCGGATATCAAGAAAGGCACGAAGCAGAAGCGGTACAAAATGAAAGTAGACGGCGTGAAGATGCCTGTACCGGCCAGGCACGGAGGGCGCGGAAGTGGCTATAGAAGAGAGGACGATTCGGAGAAAGGGGCGAAAGCCGGAGTGGGAAGTAAGGGCGACGGGAAAGGACGTCAACGAGCTAAGGGGGCTCCTCCGGGAGGCGTCGGAGAAGACTAACGAGAGGAACGAGGCGCTCCGGAAGGACATCGGGATGGTGGAGATGGAATCCGTGTCCGGAAAGCGGGACGTCGTCAGGGAGGACGGCGCGCGGAGGATGGAGAGGAAAGGGTTTCGGCCGGTGAGGAAGTCGTTCGTCGTGCCGGATTTGCCGTGGCTTAAGAAAAAAGGAGAGGTGAGAGAATGAAGGAAATAAGATTCGAGCCGTTTGCGGAGTTCGAGGATGTCGAAGCCGATGCGGAGGCCGCGGTTTCGACGCCCGTTTATTTCGGGAAGGTGGACAGCACGAGGCTCGTGAAGGCGACGCTGGATACGACGGGGTCCGCGTTTCACGGGGCGACGCTGTCTGTGAAGTTCGTGGATTCGGAGAATAAGTCTGAGTTCGGGGACGTCGAGGACGGGGGGTTCGAGGACCAGACGGCGCCGGGCGCGGAGACGATCGCTTTTCGGCTGGGTTCGGACGTGCACATAGGGACCCAGGGGGATAACTACGGGAAGTACCTGGCTGTGAGCTGGGAGACGGAAGGCGGGGATTCCGGCGGAACGACGGCGATCGAGGGGACTGTGGTGCTGGAGAATGTGTTCGTGCCGGATGACAGGGTGACGTTGAAATTATAATGTTTTAAATCCCCCGATGTTCCCACCTATTTTCCTGGGTGGGAAAACGAGAGGCAAAGATTTCTACTTTTGCTTGATGGATTGCGTGTGGAAATGGATTCCCGATACAAGCATTCGGGAATGACAGAAATAAGGTGACCCACATCCTGGTCTTCCCCCTTCACGAAGGGGGAGAGGATGAAAGGCAAAAGCGAAAGACAATGCGAGATCCTGAAACGAGTTCAGGATGACGGATTAAAGGATTAGTGGTACACCCTCACCCTTTATCCCTATTTTGGTTTGAGTCGCTTTCAAGTAGTACTGGATGAGCTATAGTGCAATCGGCTAAGGGCGTCCGAATGCTCGCTTGTTCGCATTTGTTCCCTCAAGGGAGAGGTGAAGTGGAAAGATGGGAATGTAGTAAAGGAGGTTGAGATGGCATATTCGAATGATGGAAATCTGGAGCAGTTTATACCGGACATACTGGACCACGGGGTGCCGGGGATAATCGACGGCGGGGCGGCGACGACGCTGGCCGGCGCGGTGTATGCCGGTGCGGGGTCGATAACCGTCGCCGCCGGTGCGGGCATTGCCGCCGGGGATTATCTGAAGCTCGACTCGAAGGGGAACGTCGAGGTGGTTAAGGTCGACGGCGTCGAGTCGAACGTCGTCACGCTCGACGAGGATACTCCCTTGAGGAAGGGGCACAGGTCGGGCGTGAAGGTCGTGCAGGTGGATTCGTTCGGATTCGCCGCCGACCACGACGAGGCGGCCTACGACATAGACAGGATTGTAGAGGTGAAGTGGTTCAGGCCGCGCGTCCGGGAGAGGTACGGAAGGAATATCGAGTTCCTCGACAGGGACATCGAGTTCGACGCGGAGCTGATGCTGAACGCGGGCGTGCAGCTTCGGAAGGCCGCTGTGTACAGGGTGCTCGGCGGCTACGTGTGTCCGAAGCTCTCAAAGGCAACCCGGAACGCGGATGCCTGGGAGAAGCGTGCCGAGGAGTTCTGCAAGCGTTTCGACGAGGAGATAGAGCGCGTTCTCGCCGCAGGTATAGATTACGACTGGGACGCGAGCGGACAGGTGGACAGGGACGAGAACAGGATTCCGGCGACGTCGTTTTACGTCGGGAGGGCGTAACGGATGATTACGATAGACACGTCCGAGCTTGCGGAATTTCTGAGAAGTCTCGGCGCGAAGCTCGGTAAGGGATTCGATTCGCGTAATGCCCTCCTGGAATCGGGGCGGCTTATCGCGTCGCTGATAAAGGCGCGTACAAAATCGGGGAAGGACGTGGACGGGAAGCCGTTCGCGCCGTACAAGGGTAAAAAAGGCGGAAGGGTCGACCTCGACGCGAGCGGCGAGATGCTGGGCGCGATAGAGGTGAGGCTCGTCTCGGACACGGAGGCTGTCGTCGGTATCTTCGATCCCGTACAGGCGAGGAAGGCGGTCGTGCACCAGATGGGACTAGGCAAAATGCCGGCCCGGAGGTTCTTCGGAGTGGGCAGGAACGCCGCGGGCGTGATGGCCGGAATCGAGGCGATATTCGCGCGTGAGCTCGGGAAGGCTACAGGAAAGATATAATGGCGACAAACATAAGAGAGGAAATAGACAAGGCGCTCGCGGATTCACTCCGCGCGTCGCCGCTGATACAGCTCGTGACGAGGGAGTTCGTCGGCGTCGATCTCGAGTCCGGCGCTATCGAGGGGATAAGTCACCTCGAAATGCCGGCTGTGATCGTGAACACGGGGAACGAGACGGGGTACGTCGAGATACCGGGTGGGAAGACGAGGGTTAAATACAGTCCGGAAATCGTCGGGTACGTCTACGACGAGGAAGAGTATTTCACGGAGCTGAACGCGCTCATCGCGGAGACGAAGGAGATGCTCTTCGCGTCGAGGCGCGTCGTCCACGGCGGGGCGTGCGTCGGAATATTAAACGGCGTGACTGCGCTCACGACGGACAGGGGGCGGCTTGCGCCGTACGGGGCGTTTTCGATGACGCTCGAGATTTTATACGATTATGAAACTGTGACCGGAGGGGAATTGGGAACATGAAAAAATTCACATTGTGTGTTTTAGGTGTGCTCGCTTTCGCGGCTGGCGCGAGCGCGGATTCGGACAGGATACTCATGGACAGGAGCACTGCGCCTCTCGGGGCGTCGGGGACATATTCGACGGATACGTTTCTTGCGGAGAGCTACAAGTATGCCGCGGTGACAGTCGTCGCCGACGAGAACAGCGCGTCGGGGGGCGTACGCATCGAGCAGTCGTGTGATGCGAACTGCGACTGGGCTGTAAGTCCAGGGTTTCAGTACGTCTCATCCTGGAGCTACACTGCCGGATCGACGAACAACCAGTACGTCGCGGAGCTTAACTGCAAGTGCGTCAGGGTCACATATGTGAACGGCTCCGACGCGCAGGAGAGCTTTCACATATCCACCTACCTTAAGCTCGACTAGCGCGGGCTTCCTTTAAATAACCGAGAGAGGGGAATAGATGAGAATAGCGATAATACTATGCGCGCTGTTGTGCGCGGCCGGGATTCTTGCGCACGCGGACATACAGCAGGACGTGATAAACAGAGACCCCGCGGGCGGCGGAGGCGGAAGCGGGGATACGATAGATTTCAGCGACACGGACGGGAAGTTCGAGGCCGACAAGATAGGGCCCGCGATAGAGGAGCTGGACGATCCGAACGAGTCGGGGCCGAACGCGCCGGACGGAAAGGTGAACTGGGAGCAGCTCCTGGACGTGCCCGAGGGGTTTGCCGACGGGGTCGACAATGTGGGCTCGGGCGGGGGCGATATGACTGTTAAGGAAGCGGACGGATCTCCCTCCGTATCGAGCGTGGAGTCGATAGAGTTCGACCAGGACGGCGGGTTTACCGTTACCGACGAGGGCGCGGGCGTCGTAGGGATAGGGCTCTCGCTCGCGGATGAAAACGAGTCGGGGCCGAACGCCGGGGACGGGCTAGTTAACTGGGAGCAGATCATAAATATGCCGGAAGGCTTTGCCGATGGCACCGACGCCGACACGGATGCGTTTTCGGACCTGGCTGACGTTTCCATCTCCGACCCTTCGAACGGGCAGGTGCCGGTGTATAGCTCAGGGGTTTGGGAGAACGTTACGCCGCCGTTTTTGAGCAATGGCGGGACGCTGACTGACGGGCGCTTGTGCACGTGGAATAACACGAACTCCGAGATAGACTGCGACGCGACGAACGCGCCCTCGGCTACAGCGCTCGCGGCGAACGGGACGAACTGTTCGGAAGGGCAGGCGGCGAGAGGCGTGGACGCATCCGGTAACGCGGAGGGGTGTTTCACTCCAGAGGGCGGCGGCGGGGGAGGCGGTTCTGTTACAGTCGAAGAATCCGACGGCAGCCCGTCCGTGAGTGACGTGTCTACGATTTCATTTAACCAGTCGCAGGGATTTACCGTTACAGATGCGGGAGAGGGCGAGGCCGAGGTGGGACTCTCACTCGACGCGGCACAGGTAACGTACGGCGATAACGACAACGTGTATCCGACGGATAACGTCGGCGCAGCTATAGAGGCGCTCCGCGATACGAACGAGTCCGGGCCGAACGCGACGACGGGGAAGGTGAACTGGGAGCAGGTGATGAATATGCCGGAGCCGTTCGTCGACGGGCAGATCGAAGCCGCCGAGGTGCCTTATTCGGACGGTGGGTATCCCGACGTGACGACCGTGGAAGGCGCTCTCGATGCTCTCGTGAACGAGCCCGGTGACGGACCGAACAGCGAGGACAGCGTGATCCCTTTCGAGAACCTGAAGAACGTGCCGGAGTTCAGGAAGACGCTCCTCCAGCTCCGCCCGCAAGGGTATGAGCCGCCGGCGTCGAGCTTCGCGACGATGAATTCGAGAAACGCGCATCCGACACTCAAATTCAACGGCAACGTGTGTGCAGTGTGGTCGTTCGTGATGCCGAATACGTACGGCGGGAACGGCGTGACAATCGACATATGGTACGTCTCGACCGAGACGTCGAACGATACTGACTGGGACGGCTCCTGGGAAAGGATTGCTACTTCTCAGGATATCGATTCGGATTCCTTCGCTTCGGCGATCAGCGCCGACAATAACAGTAACAACGCAACGTCGGGCATCGCGACGAAGGTGTCGATAGCATTTACCGACGGCGCACAGATGGATTCGTGCGCCGCCGACGAGCTTTGCAGGTTCAAACTGTGCAGAGACGATACGTCGGACACGGGCGGCGCGGACACTATAGATTTCCTGGGAGGACAGATACGTGAGACTCCGTAATTTTACTTTGGCAGCAACGCTAGCGCTGTGTCTGCTCGCAGTTTCGCAGGCTCATGCAGCCTGGCAGTTTACGCGGTCTGTCAATGACGGCTCGTCGGGCAATGATATAACTGTCTCGGGACTGAATTTTTCATTGAGCGGCAATTTTACCGTCGCGGGGTGGGTGAAGCACAATACGGGGAATTTTAATTTCGGTCAGCACGACGTTCTCGTGTCTTGCTGGAATAGTGGCAGCGATGATCAACTGTCTCTTCTAATCCACGGCTGGGGTGATGTTAACTGGGGAAAATTAACTGTTGTTACTGATTCAGCTGATGTAAACACCGGTACGAACAGGCCATTTCAAGGTAATACATCCGAGACACACGTAGCGATTAGACGTAATGGTACTTCACTGACCTTTTGGGTGAATGGCACTAGCATAGGAACTGCTACTGTTCCTGATGCGATGGTCCTTAACAATTGTAGTTTTGGTTCCTGGGGATGGGATTACCTTCAAGGGTCATTGTGGAATTGGGCTATATGGACGAGGGACCTCTCAAACGCGGAGATTGCTTCGCTTTCGCAGCGGGCCGCGCCGGAGTGCTATAGAAACGGACTGGTTCTTTCGCTGCCGATGATTGTCCTCCAGGAGCTTGCGCAGGGCGGCACCGTGACAAACGGCTCGGAGGATAATCCGGGCGTTACCCTGGCGGCGCAGCCGAGAATGATTTTTTGCGGGGAGTGATGAGGATTCTGGGAAGAATAATTACGGCGATATGTGTTTTGATTTTCGCTGCGATGTGTGCGGGAGTTGTCAGCGATTCACGGGCCGAGGCTACTTGGTGCACGTTCGTTTGCGGGCCGGCTCCAACGGCCGCGCCGACGCCGACGCCGAGTCCGACACCGACACCCACGGCTGCGCCTACACCTACACCGTCGCCCACGCCGTCGCCGACTCCTGATGCCGTGGTCGCTCCGTCTGGCGGGGATTACACAAGTATAGCCTCGGCGTACTCCGCGGCTTCGTGCGGCGACCTGATATGGGTCAGGGATGGAACGTATAACATCACCTCGACGATAAACCTGAACAAGAATTGCAGCTCGGGGAACGAGATAGTGATTCAGAACTATCCGGGGGAGAGTCCGAAGGTCGAATGCACGGACCCGGACGCCGGGGGCGGAGCTGACAGGGTCGAAATGAACGGACAGTATAACGTTTGGGACGGCATCGAGATAACAAGCTGTTACGACGGGGTGAAGATTTATAACTCGAACAACAAGGTTCTGAATTCGAGCATTCATAACAACATGTTTGCCGGGGTTCAGGTAGTGCCACTTAGTGGCGTTATAGGCGGTATAGAAATTGCGGGCAATACGATCGAGGTGAACGGCTATGTGGAGAGTGGAGATTGTACCGTCGGCGTCGCGACGAGCTGCACGGGCCACACATTCAACAGTAACCCGCTCAGTCAGAAGAACGTGCAGCAGATCTACATAAGCAATTTCACGTGCAATAACGTGGACGGCGTTCACGTTCACGGGAACACGATTCGGAATTATGGCGGCAGGGCGTTCCAGATGAACGGGACGGAGGGCGGCGACGGCGCTCCTTGCCAGCCGGACGGGATTAAGAATGTCGTGTTCGAAGATAATGTTATTTCCGGCGGCTCCTGGGGTATTTCGGCGTATTATGGCGTGTCGCAGATTTCTGTTTTGAACAACCAGTTCACACTCGACAGCTGGCCGACGACGAATGACACCGATCACACGTTCTTCGGGATTTGGTCGCTCAAGGATAGCGAGATAAGCGGGAATATGCTGAGCTCGACGAGCTCGTCGATGAGGGCGTTTAATTTTTACGACGACGATTCGGGATGTCCCGAGAACCTGATTGGCGGGAACACGTGGGATATAAGCACGGATAACTGGATGTGGAGCGGGGGAGGGAGGAGTGATTTCGGCTCGGGGTTCGGGAGTGTGAGCGGGTGCGGGGGGTAGAAAATAAGATTTCTCACGTTCGTTCGAAATGACAACATTAAAGACGAGATCCTGAAACAATCCCGGATCGAGTCCGGGACAGGGCCCAGGATGACTGAAGTGTGGTAATTCCTCGCTCGCTCGAAATCTTAATTTCCGTCTTCGCTTCGGACTCCGCCAAGGCTTCCGACTTCGCTAAAGCTACGTCGGACAAGCCGACCGACAAGAAAGCTTCGCCGGGCAGGCAGGATGACGACAAAAACAAGGACGGATTGAAAAGCGGGATTGCCGCGGTCGCGGAAGGCGCTCCCTCGCAATGACAAAGAATTCCCGGTGGATTGCTTGTGGAAGTGGATTTCCGACCCGGGTTCGCTTCGGACTTCGCTAAAGCTCCGACCGATAAAAAAGCTTCGACCGACTAAAAAGCTTCGCCGCGGCAGGTAAGCGTTCGGGAATGACAGGTAGGAAAGATCGAATCCCCCTGTTTTGCTTTGATTCTGATGATGCGCGGTACTGGATGAACATCGAGAAGCTAAGCAATGGCGTCCGGTTCTTGCGCTCGCTCAGAACCGTCCTCCGGCTCGGCATGCACCTTTCAGGCTTCGTTAAACTACGCCCCGACAAGCACCGCGACAGGCCTTTTCCTAAGGGGGATGAAAACCAAAAGATTAAATGAATGGATTCCTGCCTGCGCAGGAATGACAGGTAAAAAGCTAAGGATTAAAACGAAAATTTGACTGTAAGGAAATGAGCCCGGGCGGGGAGACCGTACCGGGTTTTTTTTATATAAAAACACGGAGGTATTACATATATGGGACAGGCATCAGGCTCCAGTGCGGAGATTTGGTACAAAATAGAAGCTGTGAACGGTGTGACTCCATCGGTCGACGCCGGCGCTTCGACGACCCTGGCGGCGGCTGTTAATCCGGGCGCGTCGTCGATTTCCGTCGTGAGCGGCACGGGTGTTTCCGCAGGCGAAGTACTGCGCGTCGGGACGAGTCAGAACATGGAGTTCGTGAAGGTGGACGCGAGTTACACATCGGGGACGACTATTCCACTCGACGCCAACACGAAGATCAACTACAGGCACGAGGCCGGCGAGGACGTGAAAGAGACGGACCCGACGAAGAACTGGTTCAAGCTCGGGAACGTGAGGTCGTTCACTCCCTCCGGAGGAAGGGAGCTTCAGCGCTCGCAGGCGCTTTCCGGTTCGCGAGTACTCTCGAACTTCAGAGAGGGCAACTACGAGGCGGGCGCGGACATGACTGTGGAGCTCGACATAGAGACCGCAGGTCTTTTCTACCTGCACGCGCTCAACAACGATTATTACAGCGTGGGCGCGACGCAGACGTCTTCGCCCGTCAGCACGACGCTCGACGGGGCTGTCGCAAAAGGCGCGACGCAGATCGAGCTCGACGACGCGACGAACGTGGCGACGGGAGTATTTCTCCAGATAGGTACGGGCGTCGAGGCTGAGATCGTGAAAGTCGGCACGTACGTGAGCGGCACTACTATCGACCTCGACCCGGACGCACATCCCTTGGGTCTCAGGAAGGCGCACGCCAGCGGCGATGCGGTCGTGGAGAAGATTAAGCCGTTTACGCATACAATTTACAGGGGGCAGACGATTCCCGAGGGGATTTCGTTCATCCTCCGGTTTACGGACATCGAGTCGCTCATGCTCATCAGGGGGAACAAGATTTCGAACCTGACGCTGAACGTCGATCCGAGTGACCTGCCGCAGCTTAACATGAACGTTTCCGGTAAGGCGTTCCAGGTGCTTTCGGAGAATATTTTCGGGACGCCGGTATCGATAGAGAACATTCCGTACGTGCACTGGGAGGCGAGCGTGCAGGTGGACAGCGCAGCGTTGACGTCGAACCAGCTCGAGAACCTCAGCCTCGTGATAGAGAACACGATACAGGGGAATTTCGTCGTGGGCTCGCCTATCAAGGGCGCGATCACGCCGGGCGAGGGTTCTGTGAGCGGGTCGTTCACGTATCAGTACGGGAGCCAGCAGTTCGCCGAGAAGACGATCGCGGGGACGGAGACGCAGCTCGATTTCGTATGGACTTACATCGGTGACGATAATCACCAGGTGACGATGAGCGTGCCGAAGGCGAAGTTCGAGGGCAGCCCGCATCCGGGCGTGTCGTCGAAGGACCCGATAACCGACGAGAAGAGCTTCCTCGGGAGACTGGACCTGGGTTCCTCGCCGGCGACGGATGTGAGCGTGACTGTGAAGAACAATCAGCCGACTGTGGAGTGGATGGTGGAGTCTTAAGAGAGGATGGGGGGAGAAGACAGGATTAAATCCCCCCTTTCCCCCCTTTTTCTAAGGGGGGATGAAAAGAATAGATTCCCGATTAAAGCATTCGGGAATGACAGAGTAGGGTGATCCCCATCCTGGCCTGTTTTGGTTTCGGATAGTTTCGAGCAGGACTGGATAGGCTATGGTGCAGTCAGCCAGGGTCGTCCGGATGCTCGCTTCATTTGGTAGCAAGGAGAGGGAAGGTGGAGTAATGAGGATAAATAAAGGAGAAAAAATAGAGGAGGAGTTATGCCTGAGATTAAGAGTCTGACGAAGAATGTTTCGAATTATGTGACGATATACCCGTACAGGGAGATCGAGGATGAGGATTGGCCGGCGTACCAGGACGAGAAGGGCGAGTGGGTCGGCTACGACGAGGGCTGGCGCGAGGTCGGGTTCAAGTGTCCGTACCCGACTGTCGCGAGGCTGACGCAGATAAGGGATCTGACGCAGGACCTGACAGTCGAAGACAGGAGCTTCAAGATACTCGGCGGGGACCCGAAGCGGGCGGCGAAGTTTCTCGTCTACAACCTGATACAGGATATCGTCGGGCTCACGGACCAGGGCGAGCGCGTGCTTTACGATAAGGACGCGAAGGAGTGGCTGTATAACGAGTTCTGCAAATCGTCGTTTCTTCTGAGCAACTTCAGGTCGAGCTACGAGCTGGTGGCCGGGAAGGTGACGAAGGAGGAGAAGAAGGAAGAGGAAAATTTTTCGGAAGGGTCCGAGAATATTTCGGGCGGATTTACGAGGGCTGGGAAGTCGGCCTCAAGGGCGAAAAGAGAAGATACAACGCAGACGCTCTCAGGCGGCGAGTGAAGCAGCTCGAGGAGAAGAAGAAGCTCCGCCGGAAGAACAGACTTCCGTTCGGGAAGGAGGACTCGGAGGAGCTTCGCGTTTTGAAGAAGGCGGGCGAGGAGACGGACGGGCTCGTGGGCTCGCTGCCGGTGCATCAGCAGGAGTGGGTGTCGCTCTGGGAGCTGTGCCAGTCGCAGCGCTACGGGCAGGGGATGACTGTCGGGACGCTCGTTCATTCGGAGATCTGGAATAACCTCGAGAAGCTCGAATTCGAGGGGCATCTTAAGACGCGGGCGTTTCGGGTTGTCGTCGCCGTGGACGAGGTGTTCAGGGAGTTTGCGCTCCGGGCGCAGGAGAGGAAGATGAAGAGGGGGTCGAAAGGCGAGGGGATCGAGGGGGTTAGGGGGGCGGAGAGGTGAGAGTGATTATCACTTCCTTCATGGAAGAAGGGAAGGCAAAAAGTTAAATCCCCATATCCCTCCGTCTTCGGCTCTGACTATCAGGCTTCGCGAAGCTTCGCCCCGCCAAGCACCGCGACAGGTCTTTTTCTAGGGGGAAAAGGAAGACAAAAGATAAAAGCGAGATCCTGAATCAAGTTCAGGATGACGGATTAGATTGCTTCGCTTCGCTCGCAATAACGATGTGGAAGTAAAGAATAGTTGAAAAATAAAAAAGGGAGCCGCTTGATCGGGCTCCCTTTTGGTTTATTGGCTATGTTAAGCTGTAGCTATTAGTTAGCTACTTTTTGCGGTGAGTCTGGCTTCTCATCGCATTGGTTCTTCACGGGTTTTCACCTAACTGGTCCGGCGGACTGTCACTATCTCCCATGATATTCACCTCTGTTTATAATGATAATAATTTCTGGCGTGGAGTCAATCGGGATTTGGGGAGAAGAGCGAAAAGATTCTTGATTAATTGCTTGTGGAAATGGATTCCCGATTAAAGCATTCGGGAATGACAAACTGCAAAAGAAGATTGCCGCGCTTCGCTCGCAATGACAAATTAAAGGAAAGACGAGATCCTGAAAGTTTTGGGTTTGAGTTGCTATTGAGCAGTACTGGAAAAACTTTCTTGCAGTCAGCCAAGGGCTCTCGACTTCTCGCTCGCTCGAAATCATAGCTTCCGGCTTCGGAAGGCTTCGCCGTGACAGGCCGGATGACGGATTAATAGATTAAAGGCGGAGGATTATGTACGCCCACGGGTTAGTAGAATTCCTTGTAGAGCATGATGGCGACGAGGATGGTTGTCAGCGCGAGGAGGGCGTCGCGGAGAGTAAAGCCGAGGAATGATGCTGACTGTGCGGGAAGGTCGAGCGGGACGGGGATGTGATTCTCGGCGATGATCTCGGCGGCCTTCGGGGAGCTGAGCGGGATCATGGCGTCGCGGCCGCACTTGGGGCAGACGCAGATTCTGACGCGGCGGCGTGAGAGTGTGTAAAGAACCGCCAGGCCGAAGCAGATCGTCGCGGGGAGCCAGATGGAGCTTTCGAATACTCCCGCGAAGGCGAGGAAGAAGGCTGCGGCCCAGAGCGCGGATTCGGTTTTGGCGTGGCCGTCGGTGGTAGAGTCTTCGAAGCCGATGTAGTGGCACTCGGTGCAGAGTTTTTGCATTGGGGATAAGGATAATGGGGAGGGGAGAAAAGGGAAAGGATGTGGGAGGTTCCGCTTTTTCTGATGGGGGATGACAAAAGATGAGATTCTGAATAGATCCCGGATCGAGTCCGGGACAGGGTACAGAATGACGGACTTGAAAGGACTCTTGATGGATTGCGTGCGGAAGTGGATTCCCGATACGGGCGTTCGGGAATGACAGAAGTGGGGTGATTCCTCGCTCGCTCGAAATTATTGGGAATGACAAACAGGAAGGATTAAATCCCCCCCCTTTCCTAAGGAGGAAGAAAAGAATGGATTCCTATTTACACGGGGATGACAAATGGAGTAGTTATTTGGTTTCGACGATTATGGTGTCGACGAGGAACTGGTCGGATTTTTGGCCGGTCGGGGCGATGACGAAGTAGTAGCCGTTTTTGCAGGACTCGACGGTCGGTTTTACGGAGATGGGCTCGCCCCTGTCCACCCAGACGAGGGCGACGATCTTGCCGAGGGAGGTTTTGTCGCGGCCGGATTTGACGTAGGCCTTTTTGCCCCTGGAGGCACAGAGGTAGTTTGTATCCACCTCGCAGATGTCCTGGTAGGGGGGAGGGTCGGCGAGGGTGAGAGCAGGCGCGATTGCTACTCCGGCGAAAAGCAGGATCAGGATGAGAGATCGCATTTGGAAAAGTTTAGAGGAAGAGTGGGAAAAAGCAATTTGTTAGTGGGAGAAGGGGCTGGATATAGATTTCGATTCGATAAAGACAGAGGCTGGGCGTAGGGCTGCGCTCGTGTCGGAGATACTGGACGAGGATTTCTTCACGGAGGATATAGCGCAGATATCTGTGAAGCGGAAAGCTGGGCTCGGCGTCGGCGGGAACGACAGGATTAAGGAGATAATACAGGAGAAGCTCGAAGAGACGATCGAGGGTATATAGGACATAATAGCGAAGCTTCCTACGGACATGTTCAGGGAGCTTAACGAGACGCTTCTTAACGCGGAGATAGATATAGATACGGTTATAGCGGGGGAGAGGCTTTTAGAGTTCGACGCCAAGGGGAAGAAGATCGCCGAGAAGTTCCAGGCGTTCATCGAGGGGGAGCTGCCTGCGAAGTTCTTCGCGTCGATAAGGGAATCGTTCTTCGACCCGGCGTTTCAGGCTCTGGGCGTATCCGCAGAGGGAACACAGGCGCTCATAGACGACTTCATGGCGAAGATGGAGGCGGCGGGGTCGAGGGAGGCCCGGGCCGAGGTGGGGGCGGAGTTCATCGCTACGTTCAGCGCGTTCGTCGATGCGTTCAATATAGTTTCGGGGAATGTGAACGATTCCATAGGGCAGACGATACAGGCGGAGGAGTGTGAGTATAGATTGGCGGCGTGAGGGTTACATATATGGCGTGAGGGTTACATATATAAGGTGTGGAGTTAGATATAAAAAATTAAAGATAGATCCTGAATCGAGTTCAGGATGACGGAAAAGAAAGGGAAAATACACAAAATGTGTATTGGAAGGTGATTTATACACAGTTTGTGTATTAAAAAGTGGGTTAAATACACAGATTGTGTAAATATAGGACTTTTATAGGACTAAAATCGAGGAAAAGTCAGACTATTGTAGGACTATTAATACACAGAATGTGTATTAAGGGTTGGGGACGTCTTGAGAACACCTATAAGCAAGTTCTTGTCCATCTGGATATACAACTTTAGCGCAAACCGGAATTCCAGTTTTTCGCATTGCATGGCTTGCAAATATAAACGCGGTGGTGGATGGTGGTATATCTACATAAGTATCTTTACCGTATTTGTCTTTAATCTTGATTTCATCATTTTGAGAATCTTGTTTTAAGGTAATGACTAATAACTCAGGACCTTCCCATTTCGCATCAACTACATCCCTTGCAGTTAAAGTCAAATTAACAATATCTTGTCGTTTTTTGGCTAGTTCATCTGTTTCTGTTTGGCATGAAAGAAAGACTAGGAAAACGAATAATGAAATTGTTAACTTATGCATGGAAGCATTATAAGTAATTTAAGTTTAAAAATCCAGTCGATCTAAATAATCATAGTTTTCTAAAATCCATTTTAGGGAGAATAGTGTAAATCGTAAAAATTTACATTTAAATCTGATATGTCTAACGAAAATCTAAATGTACATGTGAATGTAATAGCAGAAGTAGATGAATCCAAACTTGAAAATAATGTCAGTAAAGCTTTAGTAAAATCTGTGTCAACTTTTGGAATAGCGCTAAATGATACTACTACCAAGGAACTAAAAAATGTAAATTCTACTTTTTCAACTTTAGACTTCGGAGGCACCGAGACTCCTCTGTTTAAGAAGGTTATAGCAAACTTTATAACTGGTGCTACTATCGGCGCTATTGGAGGAGGAGTTGTAGGAGCAGGTGCAGGTAGTGCTGTCTTTGGAATAGGAGCAGTCCCTGGAGCAGGAGTAGGAGCGCTAGCAGGAGGTGCCACTGGCGGATTATCAGCTGCAGTTCAAGTTATTATAGATGATTATTACGAAACACAGGAAATACTTTCCCAGATCAATTTTGCTAATTTAGGGATTCCCGTGGAAAAAATATTAAACCCTGCAATAATTGACAACATTGTAGCACAAGCGAAGAAAAGCATATTTGGGCAGACGAATGCAGATATAGCCGATTTTGCACTTCAAGCCGAAAGGGAGCTTGATCAAATTCTCGGCGCTGAAGGATTTCTTAGAAGTAAATTTCCTTTAGAACTAAAGTTATTTAAGCCCGAGAGATTACAGCAAATTGATGAAATTATGAATAGGTTGAGAGGTAATATCGGAGGACTTCAAGAAGAGGGAGACAAGCTTAACCAAACCACTACCGAAGCTAATCAGATAAACAAAGAACAGGCAATAATTTACAAAGACAATGCTCAAGCATTGATTGAAGCAGGTGATAGCCGGAGCACTGCCGCCATTGCTAATAAACAGTTAACCGAGACTATAAAAGAGCAAAGTGGTGAGTTGAAGAAAGGAAGTGAGAAAATAAAACTTACTGAAGATGATTTGCAAAGCCTTGATAGCAAGCTAGAAATGGTTGGGGATGGGTTAGTTGCTGGTGCGGGGGCACAGAGTGAGTTTGCAGAATCCACGAAAGGCACAGTGAATCAATTAAAGAATGAGTCTGAAAGAATAACAAATCTTGATCCAAATTTGCAGAACTTAGCAAAGAGTAATGAAAATGTCGCTCAAGCTCAAGAACAGATGAATCAAAGAATAGGCGATTCCAGCGCTGTTGTTGACGAGGCAAGCGGTAGTATAGATGGATATGTCGATACTATCGAGAAGGTTCAAAATACTGGTGGATTCTTTGATGGAATAAAACAGGGATTCATTGACTTCGTAGAGAATGTCGAGAGCAACAGCGAGCTGATGGCGGACTTCTTCGCTGATACGCTATCGAACATGAGTCAGAATTTTAGCGATTTCTTCTATAATGCCGTAACCGGAAAGTTCGAATCCCTCGCGGATGTGGCGAAAAATGCTTTTAAATCCATACTGAAATCATTCCTGGATATGGTGTCCGCCATCGTGACAAGGCAGATTGTGGTGAGTATTGGGGCGCTGTTCGGAATAGGCAAGAGTGCGCAGGCGGCAGGAGGAAAAAGCGGATCGAGCGGTCAGGACGCAGTTCAGACGGCTCAGGCTGGATTAGGACTTTTCGGTAGCGGGCTTGGGGAAAGTTTCAGGTCGCTGGGTTCACTAGTGCTGGGAGAGTTCTCCGGCATGACCGGCTTGCTGGGCATTGTACAAGCGGCTCTTCCCGCCATAGGAACTATTCTCGCCGCAGCGGCAATAGCTATCCCAATTATAAGTGGTCTTCTCAAGAAGACGCCGCGTCTCGACATAGACTTCGACGAGGTAAAGAATAACGTAGAAGAACGTGCTGCGGTCGTGGCTGAATTCCTCGATCCTGAATTCTACATGGAGAATATCGGCCGTGTCTCGGTGAAGCGCGGCGGGGTTGGAATCGGTGCTGGGGGAAGTAATCAAATACTTGAGCTCATACGTGAGCGCATAGAAGAGACTATCGAGGGGATACAGGACATAATCGCGAAGCTGCCGACGGACATGTTCAGGGAGCTTAACGAGACGCTTCTTAACGCGGAGATAGATATAGATACGGTGATCGCAGGGGAGAGACTGCTGGAGTTCGACGCTAAGGGGAAGAAGATCGCCGAGAAGTTCCAGGCGTTCATCGAAGGGGAGCTGCCGGCGAAGTTCTTCGCGTCGATAAGGGAATCGTTCTTCGATCCGGCGTTTCAGGCTCTGGGCGTATCCGCAGAGGGAACACAGGCGCTCATAGACGACTTCATGGCGAAGATGGAGGCCGCGGGGTCGAGAGAGGCCCGGGCCGAAGTGGGGGCGGAGTTCATCGCGACGTTCAGCGCGTTCGTCGATGCGTTCAATATAGTTTCGGGGAATGTGAACGATGCGATAGGGCAGACGATACAGACGGAGGAGTGGGAATATAGGATGGCGGCGTGAGGGTTACTTATATATGAGGGTTGCTTATATATAAGGTATGGAATGGATCGATGCCAGAACTTAAAAGAAAAGGACTGGATTCCCGATAAAGGCTTGATACTAAGAAGGTAAGTTTGGAGCTGCACTGGATAAACGTTTGTGCCTCAAAGTGAAGGCGTCCGATTCCTCGCTCGCTCGAAATCGTTGGGAATGACATATGAGAGGGAAAATACACAAAATGTGTATTGGAGGCTGATTTATACACAGTTTGTGTATTAAAAAGCAGATTAAATACACAAATTGTGTAAATATAGGGCTTTTATAGGACTAAAATCGGGGAAAAGTCAGACTATTATAGGACTTTTAATACACAGAATGTGTATTTTTGAACTCCTAGTACACAATTTGTGTATTCTAGAATTTGGTGTTATTAGGGGTTGCTATTAGGGTGTTGTCTTTTCCCGTAAAAGGTTTGAGTGTATGGATTCCAACGGCTAGTCTGTGTATTCGTTCTTAACACAAGTATATCCAACTTCTTTTTTATCCGGATAAACAATACTGACGCAGATATTTTTACCCACGTACTTATGACCATTTGTCGCTATAGTGTCTGCGAGAAATTTGCCAGGGATTAAATCGTTATCATTATCATCGTTTCTTCCCAGTTTCTCGGGTTTGACAGTCACTTCCAAATTTTTGAAATCTTTCCAGTTGGCGCTAATCACTACGGATTTTTCGAGAAGTGATTGTGCATATTCTATTTGTTTCTGGGATATTTCGTGCGAATCTTCTTCAGTTTCGTATTGATTGCATCCACATAATATGAGAAGTAGATAAACGATCAATAGATTATTGAATATTTTCATAATATGACATTATAAACAGTCTGAAAGAGTAATTCAATCTGGCCCTTCCATCAAATTAAATCCATTTGCAAAATAGCTGAAGACATGAAAATGTGGGAGTTTCTAGAGTAAAAAAATAGATTCAAATCATCAATCTCTAAGATAGAAATTGACAAAAACTGCTTAATATAAAGGAGAATAAATAAGGAGTGTCTCTGGTAATAGATACCTCTTATTTTACAAAAAATAATATGAGTGAGATAAGAATAAAAGTCATTGTTGAGGATGAACAGCTTGACACATTAAGACAATCAGCGCGATCGACATTCTCAGATTTTATAAAGGGATTTGAGTTTGTAGATCGTTCGACGGACACAATCTTCTATAAATTCAATCGTGTAGCGGAGTCGAATCTGATTAAAACGAAGTCCACATTTGATCAGCTATATGGTGGAGATGATGTGCTCAGTAAATCATTAAATGTAGTGACAGATGTGCCTCCCTTTACTCTTGTAAAGATTGGGCTTGATATTTTTGATATAGGAAAGGATTTGAAAGAAATTGTGAAGGATAAGAGCGTTGTATTAAATAACAAGAGCGATGTCATAACACAACAAGCGACAAAACCAGAGGCCCCACAAGATTTGAGTTTTCTGGTGAATCCTCCACCTACTCAGCCTATTAATTTTTATGAATTGCTTAAAGAAGAGGAACGGAGGAGGATACAAGAAGAAATCCAACGTCTTGAAAGCGAGGGCAAAACGATTGAAGAGTTAGCTGTAGCTTTAAGAGATGCATTACAGAAGGATCTAGATACATTTGGCAAGTTCGAAGGACTCGATGTGCCGCAGTTAGATGTGCCGCAGTTAGAAGTAAGGGTTCCAGATTTGAAGCTCAAAGATTCGACACGCGAGGAATTAGTTGACCAAATAAAGACAGATTTTGATCCGTCCCTATTTCCAGAATCGCTACAACACGCTACCGATCAACAAATAAAAAACTTTCTTACTCTCCAAACAGCTATAAAGGATTTAGATAAGCAGTATATGACTATAAGAGAATCTTTGGAGGCAAAAGCTGCAGCCACAAAAGAAGGAATGATAGCTCAAAATGAATATTCAACATCAATCAAGGATGTGATCAAGAATACAAGTGAAGAGGCGGTAGTGTTTGGGTATACGAAGGAGGAGTTGTTGGGGTTAAGCTCAACTACGAAGGAGACGACGAAATCTACTAAGGATCTCGGAAAAAACGGGATAAAGGTAGTTGCGGATCAGGCGAAGCAGGCGGAGCCTAAGCTCGATTCTCTAAACTCCACCACAGTGGGGATTAAAGAGAATGCCGAGACGCTGGACAAGACGCTCAAGGAAGGGAAGGGAGCTATAACCGGATACGGGACCGAGGCACAGTCCACGGCGGATAAGGGGCTGACTAAACTCGAAGGGAAAATAGGTGATGTAAAAGAGGCTGCTAAAGACCTAAACCTGACGGGAATGAATGAAGTTATCCCCGGCCTTCCGTTCCCGACTGAAAAAATCAACAAGGATATCGTTGCTGTCGCAGATACATTCGAAGATACAAGCAAGAACGCCCAGAGGTCACTCGACGAGCTGGGGGCATTCGCGGCTGACATAGCGGCAGAGATAAACAACACATTTGCGGACCTCATATTCCGGAGCCTGAAAGGCGACTTCAACGATATGAAGGACTTCTGGAAGTCTGCCCTCGATGCGATGCTGCTGACATTCTCGCAGTTTATCGCGACGGTTATATCGAACCCTATACGCATATTGCTGGACGCTGCGCTGAGAGGAGACGGCGGAACAGAGGGCTCAGACGGTGGCGGACAAGGAGGAAAAGGTACCAAGGAAGGTGGGAATATACTCGGAGGCATAGGCGCGTTCTTCGGGAAAGGATTCAATTCTTTCAAAGCTCTTTTTTCAGGAACTACATGGACTAGCGGCTTGTCTACAATGATTAGCACTGTCACTTCGGCGCTCAGCTTCGTCGGCGCAGTAGTTGCGGCGGCATTTACCGTTTTCAGCATCGTTACTTCATTACTCAAGAAGTCGCCGAGGCTGGATATAGATTTCGATTCGATAAAGACGGAGGCGGGGCGGAGGGCCGCGCTCGTGTCGGAGATACTGGACGAAGATTTCTTCACGGAGGATATAGCGCAGATATCCGTCAAGCGCAAAGCTGGACTCGGCGTCGGCGGGAACGACAGGATCAAGGAGATAATACAGGAGAAGCTCGAAGAGACTATAGAGGGGATACAGGACATAATCGCGAAGCTGCCTACGGAGATGTTCAGGGAGCTTAACGAGACGCTTCTT